AACAAAGATTCTTTTGGTTATAGCCCGATTGCATGGCAAGCTAGGTCTTGGAACCAAGCTTTGATTAGGTTGCTACCGCTTCTTAGTCATGGTTCTGCCTTAGTTGTTATAAACCAAGTACGGGGGTCTATGGGACCTGTATCAGCCATAGAGACTATGCCGGGAGGTAAAGGACAACAATTCTTTGCTCATGCTGTCATGGAGACTCGTAGAGGCTCTTATATCAAAGAGAAGGACGAGCGTGTCGGGTTTATGATAAAGGCTGGTCTTCTAAAGGATAAGTTTGGTGGAGAACGGTGGGAACAAGTTGAGGTTCCATTCCGCATTGAAGGTGGTATTGATACAAATGAAACCTATCTGAGAGAGGCTTTGGAGAAAGGCATTATCACCAAACGTGGAGCATGGTACTACTGCGACAAGTTTCCAGATCAGAGAATACAGGGTTTCGACAACCTTAGAGCATTTGCTGACCAATTCCCTGAAGAGATGAAGAAGATTGTAGATGCCGTTCAGATATTGGACTGACCAAGAAAAACTAATACAAAGGTGTTTGGAGGAAACGGGGCTTCGGTATATGTATCAAGCAGAGTTCCCTCCATACACAGTAGACTTCTACTTACCTGAGTTAGAAGCTGTTATTGAAGCTGATGGTGTTTTTGGGCATTTACAAAAGAGAGACCAAAAACGAGATGCTGCTTTGAAACAACAAGGCATTTGTGATATAATGCACTTTAAAGAAAACACGTTAGAAACGATAAGGACTAGACTGTGGCAGGAATTAGACAGATTCGACCCGGAAACGTAACTAAAACATCTACTAAGGATAATTGGCTACCGCTTGAGATAGAAGCAACTATCGTAGACCCCGGTCGTGCTCCGTCGCAAGGAGTGTTTTACCCATCTTCCTTAGGTAACCCGTGTGATAGGTATCTATACTATGCTTACAAAGGTATGTTGCCCGCACTAGATGTTAATCCTAAGTTACAGAGAATTTTCGATCACGGAAATACTTTTGAAGATCGGATGGAAAAGTATTTAGTGAAAGCTGATCTTTTCAAAGATCGGGAGGTACCCGCAAAGTATCAAGACCCTCCTATTTCTGGACGTATGGACTTCCTTATCACATCTCAGACGAATCGTACTGCTATTCTAGAATTGAAAACTATTAAGAGTAGTCTATTTTCAAAACTATCCGCACCGAAACCGGAACATATGGTACAGATTCAGTTGTATTTGCATACGACTGAGTATGAAATTGGTTATGTTTTGTATGAAAACAAAGATAATCAAGAGTGGAAATGCTTTAAGATTATTCCGGATGATAAAATGTGGTCAGATATAGTTGATAGATGCCACCGGATAATGAACATGAAAGCTATACCGGAAAAGTGTACTGGGGAATGGTATTGTGACTGTAAAAAAGTTACACCACAGGGGAAATTTGACTTATGAGAAAAAGATGGTCTTATGTAGATGCTGTACAACAAGCGAATGATTATGTCGCTAACCTTAGCATCCCTAAAATTGTTTTAGATACTAACCGACCGGAAACGGAATTAGACTTTTCTAAGGTAATGACAGCCTCAGCGAAAGAGTTGTCTGATTATCTAGTTGTTTACGGGGGCTTGAAAGGATTACTAGAACAACATGTAGCTGATTTAGAGGCTCGTAAAGGGGCTATGGAAGCTCAGTTTGAAGAAGCTTATAATATAGCTATGTTTAAAGTGGCAGATAAATACAGAATTGAAAATCAACGAAAACCTAGTAAAGAAAACTTGCGGGGTGAAGTGTTGATGACTAATCCAGCGTTGATGGATTTGCTAAGAGAGTGCATAAACATGAAAACTGTTTATCAGAAGACTCTTGGGGAACTTCGATTGTATACGTCTGCCTACGCAACTGTTTCGAGAGTGGTCGCTCTTAGAACCAAATCATATGAGGAGTCTATTTATGGACGAGATGCTTGATATCCTATCTTCTGTAGAGCTGTGTTGTTTATCAATGCGTTTTGATATACACCAAAAAGATCAACATACTATGTTACAGAAGATAAATTTTATAGCTGAAACAGTGTTATACTTGAATGAATTAGTTGAAAATCATAATTTTGATTTAGAATGATTTATGCCGGTTTTGATTGTTCTTCCAAGGCTGTCCATGCGGCTTTCGTAGATGACGATGAAAATTTAGTCGATTTACGTAAATTTGGCAGTCCTTTGAAATCTGCGGATGATCGTTTTTACGAGATACTTGATAAATTCAATGATGATTTAAGTATAATAACTATGACCGCAGCGGCAATTGAGTCCGCGATATACATACAAAACGCAAAAGCAACTATAGCGATAGCTTCAGTTGTAGCTGGTATAAAATACGGACTTCATCGGTCTGGTATCTCTTTTGTGGCTGTGGACAACAATACATGGAAGAGACAAGTATTAGGGAAAGGCAACGCTAAAAAGCCTGATATTATGGCGTTTGCTAAGGATATGTGGGGAGATAGATTTCCAGAGCAGGATTATGCGGATGCAGCCTGTATAGCATTGTGGAGGAAAAGGCATGGAAAAGAACTTTAAGATGTATGTGTCTAAAAACGGACCTAAAACGGAAGAAACCTCAGTTTATGAAGATAGGTTTCCAGAAGGTACCACACTAGAAGATTTAAAAGAAAAACACGGCGTAGTTGTTTGGTGTAAATACTTTGAGTGCATCAACAACACCCAATTTGCTGACACGCAGCGTACATCTGGAACTCTTAGGAAAAACAACCATTTCAAACCTATTGTTGAGCAAGCTGAGATTTGGAAGGGTGTATGTACACGAGATGAGATTGGTGTAGACTTTAAGAATTTCTTTTCAAACGGGGCTAAGTTTAAAGTACCCGCTTGCTACAATGCAGCTACAAACAAAACTGGTTATATGGACTTCAGTAAGCTACTTCAATCTAACGGTACTCCGTATGGGGGTAGCATAGATTCTCAAAACTCGGAACACGCAGCGTACCATTACGGTACAGCGGAATATCCCGACATCCCAACAGAATAAAACATGCCGAAAATTATACCCCAAGAAGCAAAAAACAGAGCCTTGAAGTTGTATCTTCAGGATACTTATTCCGCACGACAGATTGCGGAAACAGTATCTACTGAATTTTCTGTCGATGTCAGCAATCAAACTATTTACGCTTGGGTAAAAAAGTATGGTTGGGAAAATGAGTTACACAAGGTCAAAACAAAAGCTGTTGAAAAAGCCGCTGAGACAGAATCAGAACGTTTGGCTCGGTTGCAAAAAGAACATCTAGATGTATACGAAACTATTAGACGTAAAGCTTCTACAGAACTAAATTCCTTAACCTTTGATAGGGCTTTGGATGCTGTGAAGGCAACAACTATTGGAATCCAAGGAGAACGCCAAGTCCTAGAAGGCTTGATAAATTTGCAGTTTGTGCAAGACGTGATACAGATTCTTATAGATGAGATTGACGATGCTGAAACGATGCAGCGTATAGCAGCCAAGTTACGGTTACTGGTTTCTAATACAGCCAAAGAAGAAAAGGATGTAGCCGGTAATGCCTGATGAGACTGTTTCGGTGACTGATGCGCTATCTTTAATTGCTGATAAGTTAGAAACAAATAAGAAATACTCTGTCGGAAGTTTCTGGGAATTTACTAGAGATATTTGGTCGCAGGGTTTTGACCATCCAGAGTATTTTAAAGCTTGGCATGTGGCTACGATTTGCGAAGATATCGAAGAATGTTTGGAAAACGGTAAACATTATGTAGGCATTCTCCCAAGAGCACATTTCAAATCCACTATCTTGGGACACGCTTTTAGTGTTTGGCGTATGTTAAAGATGGGGACTAACGCAAACATTCTTTATCTTTCTTATTCAGACACTATGGCTAAATACCATATAGGAGAGTTAAACAAAGAAGTTGCTCGTAACCCAATCCTACAACAATGGTTTACCAACAAAGCACCACGAGCAGATTTTACGTTTAGGTATGATGTAGATGGAGCAATTGGAGAAGTTCTTCATGGGGGTCTATTCTCATTCAAACGAGGTATGCATGTTAACGGTGCTTTGATTGCTGATGACATCCTGCGTGACCCAGAGAACCCACTAGCAATGGGTGTGATGAAAAAGATAGAAGACCACTTTCTTACGGAATCTATGTTTATTCCAAATCAAGGGGTTCCCATTATTATAGTTGGTACTCCTATGATGCCGGGAGACTTGTTATCAGTATTAGAATCAGATGATAGATTTGTCACCCGTAAATTACCTGCATTAGACCCAGTACCGGGGAGACGGGTTTTATTTCCTGAAATGTATACTGAGAAATTTCTACTCGACACTCAGGCAGCTAAACCTAAATCTTTTGCATCTGAGTTTTTGTTGCAACCAGCGTTCAATACGGAAGCTTACTTTACACATGATGAAATTTCCAAATGTGAGGACTACACCCTACGAAGTTTACCTCCGTTAGTTGACCATCTCTTCACAGAAGAAGATGAGATTTACGCTGGCTTCGATGTGGGTAAGAAAAGACACCCATCACATCTAGTTATCTTTAAGCGCAATGGTCAATATCTAGAACAGATTCACCAGTCGTGGTTAGATGGGTGGGATTATTCGGCTCAGATAGAATATCTAAATGATGTATCTAAAAATTTCAAAATAACTAAAGGGTATGTCGATAACACAAGAGGAGAACTGGAGGATAGAGGTCTTAACTCAGCTTGGTGGCCCATGTCGTTCAGTGCTAAGAGTAAACATACTATGGCACAAATATTTGAAGAGTATGTGAATTCGGGCAATCTAAAATTATTGGCGGATGAAAGGCAAAAACAACAGATACTTTCGGTTAGTAATGAACTCAAAGCCCCAGAGACTCCTATGGGTCATGGAGATGCTTTTTTCTCAGTCGCTATGGCTCTTACAGCAGCTTATGAATCTAGCCGATATAAGATACAAACAGTCGGTAATATGAATGATTTATTTGATGATCGGGGAGAAGACAAAAGTGGTGTAAAAGAGGTTATGAAAAGGCTTGAACCCCAGCCGAATGACCAGTATAATACTAGTAATCCCCAAATGGAAACGCACCAAAATGCACCTGACCCAACTTGTACAAAACAAGGATGTGGTCCTTCTGTGTGGGTGCCCGAAAATAAACTTTGTTTACTGTGCTTATACAGAGGCTAGGAGGCTTCAATGGTAACTTTATCTTCTCAAGCTCAAACCGTAGCGGAAAAGAGATACTTTTTAAAAGACGATGACGGGAACCTCATAGAAAACGCTGATGGTTTGTTTAGACGGGTCGCTGATGCGGTGGCGGATGTTGAGAAGACTTCTTTCGGTAAACTAGACGCAGAAGTTAAACTTATCTCTAATGATTTTTACGGGATGATGGAAACTTTAGATTTCATCCCTAACTCTCCTACCTTGATGAACGCCGGTACAAAACAGGGTACGCTATCTGCTTGTTTCGTGCTTCCTTTAGAAGACAGTATGGGGGGTATTATGAAAGCTGCCCATGACGCTGCAATGGTTCAAAAATTTGGGGGAGGCACAGGATTTGCTTTGTCTAAGCTTCGACCCCGTGGAGACAGGATAAAAACTACTCACGGTATTGCTTGTGGACCAATTGAAGTACTGAAAACCTTATCAAGGGTTTCCTCTATGATTACTCAGGGCGGGAAACGTGATGGTGCGAATATGGCTGTGATGGATGTCCATCACCCAGATATTCTTGAGTTTATTGACTGTAAAGCACAAGAAGGCGAAATCCACAATTTTAATATTTCTGTTGGGGTAACTACAGATTTTATGCAAGCTGTAAAAGCGGGCATTCATTACCCTTTGATTAACCCACGTTCTAATGAAGTGGTGGGGGAATTAGACGCTCGTGAAGTATTTAGTAAAATGGTTTACGGGGCATGGCGCAATGGTGAACCCGGTATGATTTTCCTTGATGAAGTTAACCGAGACAACCACGTTAAACAAGAGCATGGTAGGATGATTGCAACAAACCCTTGCGGCGAACAACCTCTATTAGGCAACGAGTCCTGTAACTTGGGTTCAATAAATCTTGCTAATTTCTACAAGAACCCGAACGGACGCACGGATTCAACTGAACCAACTGCTGTACCAAGAGATAATATTAATTGGACAGAGCTGGCAAAAACTGTGCGAACCGCAGTACGATTCTTAGACAACGTAATTGACGCTAATTATTATGCAACTAGTGATATAGAACGTATGACTAAAGCAACCCGTAAAATCGGTTTGGGTGTTATGGGCTTTTCGGACTTGCTAATCCAGCTTAGATTGGGGTATGACACTTCGGAAGCTAGAGAGATAGGACGTTCGCTGATGGGCTTTATTAAAGATATTGCTGATGCGGAATCTAAACTTCTAGCTGAAGAACGGGGGGTTTTCCCGGCATGGCACAATAGTGATTATGTTGATACTGATGAAAGATTCCGTAACGCTTGTCGTTTGACCGTAGCTCCCACAGGAACTATTTCTATGCTTGCTGATACTTCTAGTGGCATTGAACCTACTTTCGCTTTAGCGTGGAAGAAGATGAATATCCTAGAAGGGGAAACTCTTTACTACGTAAACAAGTATTTTGAACGGGATGCCAAAAAGTATAATTTTTATTCTGAGGATTTGATGGAGTTTATTTCTGGGGGTGGTTCAATCCAAGATAGAGACGATGTTCCAGAGTGGGCGAAGCGAACTTATGTCACCGCTATGGATATCAGTCCAGAATCTCACGTAGCTATGCAAGCAGCTTTCCAAGAATCGTGTGACTCAGGTATCTCTAAGACTATCAACTTCCCAAATGAAGCTACCATTGAAGATGTGTACGCAGCATATATGTCAGCTTGGGAATCAAAATGTAAAGGAATAACTGTATATCGTTCAGGTAGTAGAGAAATGGAAGTTTTGGTAAAAGCTGATAAGAAAGATGAAGAAACTCCCACCTCTGTTGATCTGTCGTTCCTAGACTCCCAAGAAGATAAAGTTCCTGTTTTAGTAGGTGCTGATGAGTGCTGTGACAATCCAATGTTAGTCGATGAGAGTGGCTGTATTGCTTGTAAGAGTTGTGGGTGGTCTAAGTGCCACATAGCATAAATTCAGTATAATAGAGTATAATAGTTTAGAAGGAGCATAGTAATGCCTATCGGTTCTATTTTAAGAGAACGTGGAGAACAGTATGTCTCTAATCGAGACAACGCTGGTACATGGAGAATATTAGATACTTGGCATAACGAGTTAGGTACTTTGGAGCCAGAGGACGATATTCCTGACGATCATCCAGCCGTGACTGTTCTTAGTGAAGGAGCATATCATTCTCTAGTAAGAGAAGCGGCTCGTCTGGGGGTACTAAAGAGTGCAACCATGGCGGAGAATGAAGCTCTAAACGACGAATTAGTAGAAGCCCACACCATAGCCTCTGAAATGAAAGAGGAAAATCAAAAATTGAGGGATGAGGTTAGACGACTTTCTCAATCCGAAACATACTTATTCAAGGAGTCTGCTCTGTCAGCAATAGTAAAACTAGCAGCTTTGGGTGATGTCTCCGGTCTTACAAGGACAGAGGGTTAATTTATGAGGTTAAACAACTATCTTCCTGAAACACCTTCGTTGATGGGAAAGATGGAAGACTTGAATGCTAAGTTGGGTTTCTTAAGTCTTAGTAAGGCTGAGGGTGACAAGGGGAGTTCTCCCACACTTGGTATAGACTACCTAGTAAACACTTACATTAAAAACCAAGTCCAGTTCCGTAGACAGCTAATGCAAGACCTTCAAACGATTGCGTTTCAAGTTGAGGAACTTAGAGGTCCTGTTTCCCATATTACCGGAGAAGTTTTTCGGAGAGGATTAACGTTTGAACCTACTAAAGCAGACCCTGACGAGGAAGAACTAAATAGAATTAAAAAGTTCCTCAGAGACTGTAACACTTTCGATCAGAGTTTAGAAGAAGTATTAAGGCAATTCCACTGGGATTTAAACACTCTCGATGATGCCTTTTTGTACATACATAAAGAATATTACCATGATAAGGGGGACGTACTTCGGTCAAGGATTCAAGAGATACGAAGGTTGAATCCCGCTCTAATTGAATTTGATTTAAATGATGAAGGTATGCCGAAGAAACAGCACTTTGTTTGTGCCCTGCATCGGGAAGAGACTAGAGAGCAAGACGGAAAGTGTGGAACTGAGGATTGCGGTTTAGCTCTCCGTCCTGCGATGTACAAGTATCACAATCGTGGTGAGGTACATTATTTCTTAGATAGTGAAATTATCCACCTTTCTAAATTTAACCCTACTGAGACCTATGGGTGGTCTCCTATACTCACTATCTTTGAAAAGGCTTTGACTCTCATAGGTATGGATAGAAACCTGTACCGCTATTTCTTCGAGAGGAAAATGCCCGCATCCATGTTGATGGTTTCAACTGATGACCCCGAAAGCTTAAAGCGTGAGCGAGAAGCAATCGCTGTACAAGCTAGACAAGACCCTAACTTTGTACCTATGGTTGCGGTTTCATCCAAAACAAATCGTGGTAGAGTTGATCTAGTTAGACTGTTCCACACCTTACAGGAAATGGATTACTTACCAGTCAAACAAGAAATTAGAGAACGCATTGCTGCTCTATGGGGGGTCTCTCCTGCATGGCAGGGTACGCCAGATGCTTTTGGGGGTCTTTCCACGCAAACCCAACAACTTATGGTTATGAGTCGGGTGGTGGAAGCCGATCAACGGCTGTTCCACGAAAAAGTATTCCCTCTCATATTGGAAGGCTTTGGGGTAAAGGACTGGAAACTAGTACTTCCGCATCCAGAAGAAAAGGCGGAAGCAACTAGAATTAACTTCGCTAGCCAACGAGCCAATATTGCTAAGATGCTAAACGATATGGGATTTGATATCCAGCTTAGGCGACAGAGTGCTGCTTTGGAGGACGTTGACTTTGTTATCTCCGGTGCTCCTGTACCGCTTGCCCAAATCCAAGGAGAAACTCAAGTCTTGGCTCTCACGGCGCAAGAGGAACAGCTTAGGCAACAAGCTATGATGCAAGTTCAACAAGAAGCAGCTCAACTAGAGCAAGAACAACAAGCCCCACAGGAAGTAGAAAACTCTATGGAAAAAAGTGAGGGTAAGTATAAAGATCGTAATCTAGGCTGGAGAACTCCAAATACTGATGATAAGATGCCTCTAGATGAGCGTGATATAGACGAATATGCTGAGGCTAGAGAGCGTAAAGGCGAAAATAGAATGTTTGGGTTAGAAAAGTCAGGGGAAACTTTTACATCATCGTGGATGGATGCTTTGGTGACTCAGGGCTATCCAACGCCGTTGGTAAAGGAAATTTCTCCAGATGGTACAAAAATGTGGTTTATCCAAGGCGATAAACAATATGTAGCATTCTTAACCCCAACAGGTGTGGATAGAGTAGAACCTGCAACTTTTACTATTCCAAAACCTCCTGCGAATAAGCGGGTGGAACCCAGTAATCAATCTACATCGAACACAGGAGATGTGATTCGACTAGATGAGGAGGATGATGATTAATGCCTGAGCAGAAAGATGATAAAGCTCCACAGGAGGAAAAGCGGGATTGGAGCAAAGAATTATATTATGATTCTTCCAATCACCCAGAGTCAGGTACCAGACATGTAGGTTCCGTTCCTGAACAAAAGGATATTGACCCGGACTCCGAAGCAGGTAAATATTTGTCGCAGCCGGAGCAAGCTAAAAATCATTCGTACCTGACAAAAGAAGAACGTCCGGACGGTACGGTAGTTTATTACTACGGCAACGGTGTAAAAGCAATCCATCACCCAAAGATTGAAAGAAGTCCTGTTAAATACCATGATGAAGCTGCTCAAGGACACCTAGCGGCATCAAACAAACTCCGAACAATATCTCCGGAAGCGGCACAAGCTCATCTAAATGCAGCATTGGGGCACGGTGAAGCAATCAAAGCGAAACAATCTGTGCTCTCTCAAGGAAAAAGGGAAGATGATCCCAAGAACCAAGCTGCTAGAGAGAAGTCTAGGGCTAGACTTATTGATGATGTAAAGAGTGGTAAAGAGATAGCTATGTCTAAATCAACTACTTTAGACCAATTCATCTCTTTCTTGAAAGAGGATGGTGGTGGAGGAGCGGTAGCAGGTGTTGGTACGGTAGCTGTCTCCTCAGACCTCGGCGTATTTACTCCAACCTATGGGGGGAATTCGTCAAAAAAGAATAAACAAAAGAGAAGTGGGGTTGACAAACTAGATAGGTTTCTGAGAGACTCTAAAAAGGTAGAAAAGTGGGCAGCTGATATAGTCAACTCTGCTGCCTCTGATCTTCGTAAAGAAGACGACGAGCTTGAAAAATTAGCAGTACTTGCTAGAATGGGAGCCGCTGTAGCAGGGTCTAAACTTAAGGACGAAGTTCTTGGAAATGAAGATGTTGAAAAAGCTGGTTCTGATCTACCTAGACAGGCTGTTATACAAGAACCGGCTAAACCAGCTAAGACCGAAACAGAAGAAAAGGTTCCAGAGGAAACAACCTATAAAAGTACTGACGAAGAGTTTAATGCTTTTTATGACATGTTCAAAGAGTATTTTGAGTATTTTGAAGATTTAGAAACAAGCAAAGCGGAGGACGCTGATGACCGTGATTCCAGAAATAGCGAAGCCAGAACTGATTCGGAGGAGGAAAGCCGGACAAACATGGACTAGTCTTGCCGATTTTCTAGAAGAAGAATACGGGGTTTCGGTACACAGGTCTACTATCCAAAGATGGTATGACCGAGAGGTTTATGATTACTCTGAGATTTTGGATGAGGCTGCTGCGCTTATGGCTGATGGCATAGCTCCCGAACCTATTGAATCCGAGGCTGACTTTCTAGGAGACCGCATTCGATTAGATAAAAGACTCGAAACGTATAAAGCTGAATCTAGATATTACAAAAAGCTTTATGAGCAGGTCATAAAGAACAGAACTAAAAACGATCTGCTTATCGACACTTTACAAAAATATGTAACTCCTATGAAGCCTACAAAGCCTTTCCCTATTCGGAAACCCTCCGAAGGACCTAGAGGTAAGTCGGCTCAAAGTATGGTTGCTCCACTTACAGACACGCACGTTGGAGATTTAGTATCTCCAGAACAAATGGTTGGACTTAATGAGTATGACATTGAGTTGTTTAGCCGACGAATTTGGGGTTGGAGTAATCAAGTTCTAAACCTAGCTGAGTATCGCCGCAATATCTGCGACATTAAAGAACTAGTTGTTCCTATGCTAGGAGACATGATTTCAGGAGACATTCATGAAGAACTTGCTCGTACTAACGTAGACAACTGCATGATGCAGATGATGTATGGAGCCAAGGTTATTAGTCAAGCTTTGATGTTCCTTGCTCCTCACTTTGATGAGATTAGAGTTCCATGTGTTGTGGGTAACCACGGTCGCATGACTCGTAAAATCCCATCTAAAGATAGATTCATGGATTGGGATTACATGATGTATCAGTGGATTGCTACATTCTGTAAAGATCAGAAAAACATTAAGTTTGAAATTCCTAAGAGTTTTGCCCATGTATTCTCAGTAGCAAATCGTAATGTGTTGATAATGCATGGTGATTCTATTGCGGGGGGCGGAGCAACAGCCAGCATTCAACGAGCAATAACTTCTCTGAGGGCTGTTCTGCAATACAAAACTCAATTGATCTCGGACGCAGCGTATGAAGTACCTGAGTCGTTTGATGATGTTTTGTTAGGGCATTTCCACAGAATAGATGAAATAGATATAGGTACAGGTAGTTTGCATATCTGCGGCACCACTAAAGGTGGAGATGAATTTGTTTTTAGTAGGCTGCATGTGATTACTAAACCAAAACACCTAGTACTTTACTATCACCCAGAGTATGGACAGGTAGGTAAAGAAGTTGTTTACCTCGATAGGTTCGATACTCAGCCTTCGGAGTTTGAACTAGACCTTCCAGAAGTTTGGATTAGTTAGTATAATAGGGTATGACTGATAGAAATACCCGTATACAAGAGATGTTTATGTCCGCTGTTGAATTATTGCAGCAGGAGTTAGCCCGTCAGGTTAAGAATGAATCTCAGATTCCTAAACCTGATGGGCCTCTTCCGTATGAGTCGGGAGAACTTCAACGTTCTATGGTTTCTAGTATTAGTCCAAGAGAGTCATTCATTTCGTACCGAGCACCTTATGCCGTTGTTGTTCATGACGGGGGGTATATTCCCACAACTAGAAGAAGACTTAAAAATGGTAGAAGTTCCTTGGTAGAAGGACATATGAGAAAAGGACAGCCGTATTTGGAAGATGCCTTGAATAGGGTTGTGGGGGATAATTTGCCCAATTATATTCAGAGTATGATGAACAAAGGTGGCACTTCACTGGGTTTTGTGGTTGATTAAGGAGTAGAATCATGGAGATAGGGAAGATATCAGCGGAACAAGAATGGATATTAGCTAGACATTCTCGTATGGTTGGTAGAGTATTAGACCAAGTAGAAGCAGCGTTACCCGAAGGTAACCAGTGTGAAAAGCTAAAAAAGCTTGTTCAAGTACCGTTGTACGACTTCCGAAATGAGATTTTAAAGTACTTAGACGGTCAGATTGATATAAATTCACACACAGATATATAAACTTCTCGTAGATTTTCAATTCCCCTAGTATAATAAACTAGAACATTTTAGAATATTTGTTCTATTTTTATATAAAGGTCGGCGGTGGCTAAGACCAACCTTTACTTGGACTGGACTGGAATGGAATCATAATGGAGGTTCTCAATGAGTGACGAATTCAATGGTCGTCTTGAGAAGTACATGGAAGGCACTTCACTGGGTCTAGCTGCTTTGGCAGAAGTACTTCAAAAGATGGACGCTCGGCTGACTAAAGCTGAAGAAGTGGACGCAGAGGCTGAAATCGCCAAAGCTGAAGCTGATGAGCGAAACGCTCTCGTAAAAGATGTCGCTTCTGCTGTTGTTAGTATGCTCAAAGCTACTGATGATCTGGATGGCGAAAAGGAACGCAAGGCTAAGAGCAGCGGTCCTGTAAACGCCGGTGGTGACGACTCTTCCACTACTGTTGCTCCTCCTACAGCTGCTGCTGACCAGCAAGCCACTATTCAGGCTGAGGCTGAGGACGACGAAGAGGAAGACGAAGAGAAGTCTTACCCTATGAAGGCTGAAGAGGACGACGAGGCCGAGGATGAGGAAAAGGCTGAGATGGACGAGGATGAGGACGAGGACGAAGAGAAGGCTATGTACGGCCGAATGAAGAAGCAGATTGATGCTCTTCAGAAAGAACTTGCTGACTCTAAGGCTAATATTGCTAAGGCTGTTCAGGAAGAGTCCGAAGCTCGACTACGAAAAATGGGCTTTAAGGAAGAGACCCGATTGGTCGCTCCTAAGGCTACCTTTGGTAAGGATGAAGTAGACATTGTTAAGGCTACTGAATCCGTAGACGTTAATGACCTTGCTAACCTTTCTTACGGTGAACTTCGCAAATTGCAGTTCGCAGTACAGAACGGTGAGGTCACACTTTAATTCTTAGGAGGATTTAGAAAAAATGGCTACTTCGCTTTCAGAATATCTAGCTCAGGCTAACCGAGGAATGACCCAGAGTCTTCTCGGTTCTGAGTACCTGTCAAAGGCGTTCTCCGGAACTGCCCTCGGTGTAGATGGCGGTGGCTCGGTTTCAGGTGATATCTTCACGGCTACTTTCGGTCGCAAGGTATGGCAAGCACTGAACAACCAGACCCGCTTCTTCAACGCACTCCCACGTAATGTGTGGGGTAACACTGCTGGTTGGCGTGTTCGTGCCGACCGTGGCGCAAACCGTTCACAGCCTATTAGTGAAACTGGTTCGTTGCCAACAATCGACGTTTCGGACATTCAGACCGTTTCGTCGCTGCCTCGTATCGTTGGTACGACATTCGCAGCCTCAGTCAAGGCGATGTTTACGTCGCAGCTTGAAGGTGGTGTTGGTGATGTTCTTGCCCTCGAAAACGAGAACGCTCAGTTGGACCACATCAAGGAAATGAACCTTGAGTTGACCGCTCCTTCAGCCGCTGTTGCTACTGCTGGTAGCGGTACAACTGTAACAGTTGACGACGGTTCCCGATTCCGAATTGGTGACAAGTTCGCACTTGACAACGCTGGTACACACGAAGATGCTACCGGTGTTGAAATTACCGCTATTTCCGGTAACGTGTTGACCATTGACTTCACTAACGACCCGGCTGACGGTGACCTTCTTTACGTCCACTCTCGTGCTGGTCTTACCTCTATCGACGACATTGTTACCATTCACGGTACAAACGTAGGTAGCTCAACGACCGACACTCGTGCAAACGTATACGGTATTGAATCCACTCTTACCGAAAGCCGAACTTCTTCTAACCAGTGGAAGACTGCTGCTTCGGTACAGGGCAACTCTGGTACGGGTCGAGACGTCTCGCTCAACATGCTGGACACAGCTATTGAGAAGATTCGTACCAATGGTGGTGAGCCAAAGCTCATCCTCATGGGACATGACCAGTACTTCAAACTTGAGCGATTGCTCAACTCTCAGCAGCGATACCTCGGTCAGGAAGAGTATCAGGTTGGTATCGGTTCGGAGAAGACATTCCCCGGAACTCGAACTGGTCTGGTTCTGTCTACTTACATGGGTATCCCAATTCTTCCAGATGCAGACACCACTAAGTCTTACAGTGACGCAGATGGCGAGCTTGGTTCTAACATCTACGTTCTGGACACTGACTACCTTGAGGTAGCAGTTGCTCAACCTACTCAGTACATCGAGAACCGTGACTACTTTGCAGCTTCATCGCTCGTAGTTCGTGGTTTGCTTTACACGATGGCTGAACTTAGGGCACACCGTTTCGATGTTCAGGCCAAGATTGTTGACCTTAACACGTAATCAAAGCTTTCTTTTAGGCGGGGGGGATTACCTCCCCGCCTTTACACGTATCCATGGAGGAAAAATAAATGGCTCTTTCTATTAGCACTACTTCTAGCGGTGCAGAGTTTCCAAAGGGTGTTCCCGGCGATCTCCAATATAGAATAGTTGAAGTTACATTCGACAGTTCTTATCCTACTGGGGGTGAGTCTCTCACAGCCAGCGACCTAGGACTTGATAAAATCGAATTCGTTGTAATTGGCAACGTTGAAGATACTTCAGGGACTGACTATGCATACTTTGCTCTGTACGACTACGCTAACTCGAAAATAAAAGTCTACAATGGTGATGCTAGCAATACAACAACAGACCTATCTTCAACTATTGAGGTAGGAAACACAGAAGACCTGAGTAATGTAAGTGTTCGGATTATGGTCTACGGTCGATAATGGCTGACGAGTCAGTGGACTTGAAATTAGCGGTGTACGCTGAACGCCTAGACCGTTATATTGAAAGCCAATCAGAACTAAACAAAACATTGACTCAAACTTTAAATAGATTAGATACTGAACTTACAGACATAAAAGAATGGCGTAACCGAGTTTACGGGGCGAAGGCTAGTATAGTAGCGGTAGGAGTACTTCTACTGCATACAATAGTAGTATTGGGCGGGATTACGGGATTGATTAGTTGGGTTTATAACCGATAGGAGATAATAACATATGGCAGACTTGATGCATGATGCTTGGTCATCGTGGGAAATTGACCCCAGTACCAGAACATCAACTCATCCGTTTACTAAGTACTATCCGTTTAGTACGACTCTAAGTACTACTAATACGGCTCAGGACTTGTTTACTATAGACCGAGGGAAAGCAGGGGTTAACCTTGTTACTAACCCTTCAGTTGAAAATGCTACCATAACGGAATTTACTGCTACCGGTTCAACTATTAGTCAGAGTTCCACCTACGCTGCGGACGGCTCTAACTCGTTAAAAAACATAACGGATAACGCTGCTGCTGGTGAAGGTTTCTACACTACACAGGTTATCGGGCACGGTTCGTCTGGGATACGTGTGTTGTCTGGACAAGCAGTTGTTAGGGGGGATGGAGGTGCTCCGACAGGGACAGTCCAAATTGTTATAGAGGACGCTGACGGAACTACTTTGGCTACGGGTAATACGGTTACCCTTAGCACATCCTTTCAACAACTGCAAGTCCAGTACGTAATTCCTAAGACTACTAGAGGTACAACCGCATATGTAAAGGTTGTGACCCCAACGCAACAGTCAACAACATTCTACGCAGACAAAATTCATAATGAAGTCCGAACGGATTCTTCATATTCATCATACATAGCAGGTGATTTGGGGCGGGATTACTCTTGGGAAGGTACCGCAGACCTATCAATATCTAAAAAGCGTGTAGATTCCGTTGTGATTAGAGGCATAAGACTGCATACTAGTCACAATACTTACCTTGCCTTTGACTGTGATGCCTCATCATCCACAGGAATTTACATCAAAGCTCCTACGGCAGATGAGCCGCACACAGGTTTCTTTGAAACAAACTTCCCAATTGACTTCAGGGAGAAGATTAGTTTCGTAAACGCTACTGGTATCGAGACTCCAACAGTATATGGAGTAATATGGGGGATTCACCAAGCCTAATGGTTATTGAAGCAGCAACGAACACCGCATACGAAAAATGGCTACAAGAATCTGAAGATTCTATTATTATTCTGGACAAAGCTACATCGAACACGGGGGGTAAAGTTGCCCTTAGTGATATTGGGGATGCCTTAAAAGAATATGAACGAGTATTCAAGGCTGGATTAGCTTCTCCAGCAGAAATCCTAACTCTGAATAGAGCATATCCAAATGAACCTAAATATGCTGAAGTCGTCAAGATATTAGAGTTGGATGACAAAGAACCTGTCGTAGTGGGTGGTCCTGCTTCGGTGGAATTGGTTGACAGGGAAGGGCATCTTATCACAATGTCCGCCCTAGACGATGCTTTTGAACGATACATGAATAATTTCCGAGCTAGGAATGTTATGGTAATGCATTCCGATGTTCAGGTTGGACATGCGCTTCCTGCCTTCATAGCCAAGTCAGGACAGATATTTAAGAGTGGTGTAAAGGACAACGCTCTGTTCTTCATCTGTGAGCTTCGCAACGACACTAAAATTGGGTTGAAGGTCGCTGACCAAATCAAAGACAACAAGATGCGTTCCTACTCTATTGCCGGTAGTGCAACCAAAACGCAGAATATTACCAAAGGCGCTAATACTTATATGCAGGTAGACCGGCTAGAACTTGCTGAAGTTACAATCTGTGAAAAAGGGGTTAACCAAGGTGCCCACTTTGAGTTGATGAAGTCGGAGGTGGTTCCAGCATCAACGCCGGGTTCATTCTTTACAGTTATTTCTAAAGAAGAAGTTCCTACTTTCACAGAGATTTTTACGGCTTGGTTTGATAAAGCTAGTATCGTTCCGGGGTTAGGAGCAAAACAAATGGCTGTCCTTGAGAACGAAAACGCTAGGCAGCTACAGAGCCGAGCAATAACATCTCTTTTGGGACTTCCTGATGAAGTTGACTTAGAGAGAGCTAGGTATGCTCCAGTCACATACAGTGAACCCGGAAACATTATCTCTCCTGTAATCGTTAATGAATCAGGGCAATTCTTAGGTGACCCCAACATGGAGGAGATGCGTAAAGCAAGAGACGCATTTGCCGCATGGATGGCTAAGGAAGAAGAAGGTAGGATGGCTAGGTCGCAGTTAGACCGCATCCGTGATATAGCTGATTCACTCTATGGGCTAATTGAGGATGAGGAAGACCTCCCCGGCTGGGTACAAAACAAAATCTCAGACACGCTCCACAACATGGAAGCCTCTGCTACCCACTTAGGCAACAAGGATAAGAATGGATAATTGGGACGTATCCACCGAGATTTTTTCAACTATATTGAAGAAATCTTCGGCGAAGAAGGCCGACCCAGCCCTCTGGAGACGTATAGTATCATCCGTTAAGTCTGGGAGTAAGGGTGGAAGAGCCGGTCAGTGGTCAGCTCGGAAAGCTCAACTTGCGGTTCAACGATACAAAAAAGCTGGCGGTGGTTACCGAGGAAAGAAAACCGGTAAGACTGGCTTAAGTCGATGGACTAAACAGGAATGGGGAACTCGTTCTGGTAAACCTAGCGTACAAGGTCCCAAAGCTACTGGTGAGCGGTATCTCCCGAAGAAGGCTCGTAAGAAGCTATCCCCCCAAGAATATGGAGCTACGACTAGAGCAAAGCGTAGAGACACAAAAGCGGGCAAACAGTTTTCCAGTCAACCGAAAAGGATTGCAAGGAAAACGAAATCAGCAAGAACCTAAAAAGTAAGTATAATAGAGTAAAACGAGTTTGGGTTTAGCTTGGTGGGAGTAGGAGCTTATGAAATACATGGGAAAAGTAAGACCTCAAATATTTCTATCAATTCTTGTATTGGGTATCTTGGCATATTATGGCACTATCAACGATATCCCTGAAATTGCCACAGCCACTATTGGTGGCATTATAGCTTTAGGTATGAAAGTTCTCGAAGCTGAATAGTGGGTAACTATGACGGGATTGCTTTCGTATGCGAGTGCGAAGTTGATTCAGACCTTATATGTCATTTAGAAGATACTGCGGGATATGAGTGTGAATGTTCATGTCTTTGCTATGAATGTAGTCTGTTTTTAGACTAAGGGGGTAAGGCTAATGACTATTACTGAATGCGGATGCGGCGGAAGCTGCGCTTGCGGCACCAAAAAGTAAGGAGGGTTTCATTGAATGGACTTATAGCTAGAGTTACTGTACTCTTACCACTTGTATTAGGAGTATTTGTTGCTATAGCAATGGATGTTGTAGATGACCTCGTAGGCATCGTCACCGCCGTCAAAGACGGTAAAATCACTATAGCTGAACAGGAGGCTATTGACTCACGACGTTCTAAAAGACGATGGAAGGCTCTTAGGGCATTAGCCGGTAAAGCTCCATACTTTACCGTTGAATAAAGTAGGTGATCCATAATCTAGAAAGACCCTCATGTTTGTGAGGGTCTTTTTTATTGTCTAGAAGCCCCGTAGAGCTATTTTTCGTAGGTAGAGCGAGCTAGGAGCTTTAAACGCTCTTGGAACGTATATGCGGGGTATTCCATAGGATGGTTGTATGGGTTAGGCGTTTTGATACCACGCAGAATATAAGTTAGTAACCATCGGTTATACTTACTAAGTAAAGGAAGCTTACACAAGGAAAGAGAATTTGTTAGCTCTTGATCTACCGCATGATAAGCTTCATGGGCATACATACCGAACTCATACAGGAAAGCTTCAGGTTCCCCGGCTTTTAAAAAGAATTCTGTTTTTCGTTCCGGGTATATAGGAGTATAGTTGATTACTCCTCCTATAGTTATTCCTTGTGGACGGGAAGGAAAGAATCTGGCTACCTTACCTATCCGAGACTTTTCGTTAACCGGGGGTAACCACTCCTTCAGTTTGTGGTACTTAGGAAAGGATTTGTGAAGCTCATTGCGAAGTAGCTTTATCCAACCCACGGGAAACTTAAGATAATAATCTCCAGTAATCATGTGGAAAACTCCTTATGTTAGGAAAGGAAAACGAGTCTAGTTCTTCTCCCAGACATCTGCTACGGACTTAGCTCCGTCTTTCTTAACTCGGAAATTGTCTGTCTGTGAATGGCAATTAGGGCACAGTAGACGAAT